AAGCGGTGCTTCTGCTGCCTAATGTATCTGAACCTAAAGCTGCATACCCTAATGCCGTATTTCGGTCTGCGTCAGTAAGCGCATCACCAGCAAGACCGCCAACTAGGGTGTTAAGTATCCCTGTGGTAATGAACCTACCGGCGCTTCTTCCAATACCTACGTTGTAAGAAGTCACTGCTGTTGTTTGGTTTGCGGTAAGCAACGCGCTTTTTCCTATCGCTACGCTGCCACTACCCAAAGTTTCAGTGCTGAGAGCAGAAAGCCCTACCGCAACATTGTCAGATCCTGTAGTAATGGCATCTCCAGAAAGACCCCCGATGAGTGTATTCTCAGTTCCCGTGGTGACTGATACACCTGCCAACGCCCCAACCGCTACGTTGTAACTATTTGTCGCCGTAGTGAAGTTTTGCGCGTTCAATGCAGCGTAACCGACCGCAACACTTCTGCTGCCAAGTGTGTCAGTACTTAAAGTTGCATCCCCTAAAGCGGTATTAAAGTCAGCATCCGTAAGAGCATCGCCAGAAAGACCGCCCATCAAAACATTATGCACCCCCGTGGTGACTCCTGCACCTGCGCTGTAACCCAACGCCGTGTTGTAAGCATTAGTGCTAGTCGTGATGTTTAAGTTAGCTAAGGCAAACTCACCGATTGCTGTATTTCTGTGCGATGCCGTATTAAGGCTTAGAGATCCGTGTCCTACCGATACGTTGCTATTTCCTGTGGTAATTGCATCTCCTGCAAGAGCGCCAACAAGAATATTCTGAACTCCAGAAGTGATTGCCGCTCCTGCGCTAGAACCAACTGCTACGTTATAATTTGTAGAATCGTTGTTTTGTGCGGTTAGTGCGTTGTATCCAATAGCAACGGAATCTGTGCCAGTGTCTTCTGCATCTAAAGCACCATAACCCACCGCTACGTTGTTATCACCCGTAGTCAAAGCCGTACCCGCTTCATCGCCCACGACCACGTTGTAGTTGCCGCCAGAGGCTATGCTGTTACCTGCGTTGACACCTGCGCGGAAGTTAGAGGTGCCAGCGGTAAGCGTTTTAAGATCATCCCCAATCGAAATAGAAAGATCCGTACCTCCAGTAAAACTCCCAGCAACAAGCACCTCTGCTAAGGTGTCCGTAACGCCAGGATCTACACCGGCCAGTGCGTCAACGACAGCTGCGCCACTACCCGCTCCATCGAAATACACTATCGCTGTCTTTCCTGTAGCGATGTTGACATTAGAACCTGATCCCTGAGAGATCGTAATACTTTGACTGCCTGTAGTGGCATTTTCTATATACTTCACCTGATTTAAGGTGTTGGGTGAAAACGTCAAAGTCCTAGTCGCCGTAAGCGACACAGCGCTGGTGATCTTTAAATAGCTGGCCTTTAGCGCGTCAATAGACGCGCCGTCGTCGCTCAACGTGAGAGTGGCGTCGGCGTCATTGCTCAGCTGATGCGTGCCATAGCCGAATACCGACGCTATGTTAGTAACGGTTTGATTAAGTAGCGTACCCCATTGACCTGAGTTCCCGCCAGATTCTTGGAGCCGTAATTTTAATCTTGAGTCAAATGTATCAGCCATTTCTTATGTCCTATGCCGCTTTTTGCCAGTTGGTAGATGCAGCTGATGCTGGGGTGTAGCTGGTGCTGGCCGCTGGCTGCTGGGTATATGTGGTTGATGCGTCGCTCTCAGGCTCCCACTTTTCGCGGCCTGATACGCTGACGCTAGAAGTCGCTGCGATTGTCGCAGCGCCAAAGTGATACTCGCCGCCAATGATCGTGACGGTTGATGTTGCTGTGATCGTCGCAGATGCTGCGACGATAATTTGCGCGGATGCAGCGACGCTGCTGCTTGCCGCAATGCTTGCGGCAGCATCCGCGACACGCTCACCGACTGCGCTGACGCTGCCTGCAGCACTGATCGCGCTTGCCGCTTGAGCGATACGAAACGCTGATGCGCTCGTGCTAGACGATCCAGTAATCGTTGCACCTGCCACTGCAACTCGCTCGCCAGCTGCGCTAACAGACGACGAGGCTGTGATTGTTGATGCGCCAGCTGCGAGGCGATGTCCCGCAACGGCGACAGTAGACGACGCAGCAATCGAAGCACTTGCATCCACAACCGTAACAGCTGACGCCGAGACGCTGCTCGCTGCTGTGATTGACGCAGATGCGCTTTGTACCCGCGACGCTGTTGCCGCCAGGGTAGCTGCTGCCGTAATTGTGCTAGAAGCAGGAACAACGCGATGAGCGCCAACACTAACGCTCGCAGAAGCCGTGATGGCAGCTGCCGCGTGCTGAACACGAGTGCCAGCGCAAGCGAGCGCACCCGTGGCAGTGATCGTTGAAGCGCCGTCTTTATAGCTCCATACATTCCACTTGCCAGAGTTGTAACTGCCATTACCAAAGCCCTGGCTCATTTAGGCTAGGTCGATATCAAGGTCGCCGGCATTGATTCTGAATACGTCGCCGGTGCTGATGGTTTTACTAGCGGTGAGGTTGTTCCAGGCTAAAAGATTGCCGCTAGAACTTGCGTCGAACACGCCGACAGCAACCACAGTACCCCACGAGCCTGTAGCCGTTGGCCACTCTACTGCTGAGCTATTTGTTGCTTGTGCGCCGGTTGTTGTGAAGGCGCAGCTTTGACGCGCGTATGCGCTGCCGCTCAATTCCGTACCGCCGCCGGCGTCTGTTGGTGCGGTTGTATAGAGTGCCAGGTACTTGGTGCCAGGTTGAGAAAAACTCGCCCCAGAGAATACATAGCCGAGTACGGCGTTTTCTAAATAATCACTAAAACCAGCCATTCTTTTCTCCTATTGCAGCGCAGCCGTGCGCATTCTCACGCTCGTCTGCCCGCGAGTCCGTTGGTCGCTGACGTAGAGGTCTTCGATTAATTTTTGGTACAGGCTCGCCCAGGTGGCCAGCCTTTCGTCATCTCGCAGATATGGCGCGCTTTGAATCAGAGCGCCGTACAGGTATATGTCTGGCGCCAGTGTGAGCAACCAGTTGGTGGTGTTAGAGTCAGAGAGAACTGGGATCGTTGCGTAATAAACGATTTCGCCTGTGTAGCCCGAACTGGTGTTATCTGGCCTTGGGTGAACCTGTATCTCTGTCCCAACGTGTGTAAAGTGCGTAGGGACGCCAGTTGTTCTGTTGCTGGCCTTCATCCCATTCAGCGCTTCATTTGTGACGTACTCCATTTGCCGGACGGGGTCTGTCTCCAGGATCAAAGACACGGTCTGTATCCAATCCCCTGGCGTTGCGGAATACTCGCTGTCAATTGTTGCAGTGGATCGCTTCACCATCGATCGATGCCGCAGCGTCCTGGTCAACTCAGCCTCTGCCAGCGATATGAAGTCCTTTATGGCGGCCGTTAAATCGTCGCGATTTAGCCAATCAGCAACCGCTGCCTGGAGATCGCTGTAATTAGTAACGGCCACTAAATCTTCGCGTCGCGCGTTCTAAACGCACGGTTGTCTGGATCGTTAAGCCAACGCCGCATTGCAGCTGGATCGTCTGCAATGCCGCGCCGCTTAAGATCGTAAAGAACAGTTAAAGGAATAGACGCCACTTTCGACCACTCGCCATGTTTCTGGTGGCGGTCAACTTCATTCCGAGATCGCTTGTTTGCCTCGACGATGTGGGTCACATCTTGCGATGTCGCAAGGGTGATCTTGTCGTCTTTGGCAGTGTTACCGGCCTCAAAAATAAAGTCAGTCTTAGTACCCAGCGTTGGGTCAGACGAAAAGCGGCGTTTATCCATAAAGGTTCTCTTTAGCTAGTGGAAAGGTCTGCCACTACGCCCAGGCCGTCTTCTGCAGATACCTGCAAGCCGTACTCAGCCAGCATGAGGTACTTAGAAGCGTCACCAGTTTTCGCCAACTCTTCGGTCTGCATGGGTCGCAGTGTTGCAACCTCGACCAAGTCAGGGTCGATGACGTATGCGTCGCGGGCGCGCGACAATCTTGAGGGAACGATTGAGACCTGGCCAAAATCTGACAGATATACATCGGCGGCACCGATAATAGTTGTTGGGCCGTCAGAAGGTGCCATGTAACGCTGTGCCGCGATGCCACTAAAGCCAGAGATCACAGTCTTAACGTGTGGGCCTACCATGACAAACTTAGGCGAGCCGCCGTTCGTCCAGCATCCCTGCAGGACTGTCTTTAGCATGGCCTCAGTCATTGCGCGTTGCGTTCCGTCAGTTGCTGCAGCGTTTACAACGCCAGAGCTAACAGTCGGGTTTGCGCCGCCAGATCCACGGCTTGTGTTGGTGCGCAAGAACGCAGACAACGTCGCAGTTTTACGGGCGGTGGTGTTATTGCCGGCAACGGCGGCGTGGTTCAGGCCGCAGAGGTTATGCTCTTGATCGTTAGCAAGCTCTTTTCCCTTGAGGCTCATCTGATATGCGACCTCTGCGCGACGGCCAGCGGCGTCAATCGCCCCATTCAAGTTGTCAGCGATGATGAAGTCTTTGCGGGAAATATTTGTGTAATTCCCGAGCCTAACGGTTGGAGTCACTGCCGTAAACGATGAAATATCGTCGCCATCTATATGGTGGTTCGCTGAGCTACTGCTCAGTGACTGTGTCTGCCACTCAAAGAACGTGTTAGTTACTTTGCGGCTTTTTGTCATGTTAGACATGAACGGTCGGTCGGTCGGATCAATGTTGTAGATGATGTTAGAAAGATCTTCCCGAATACCCACACTGTCGTAGCGGGTGAACGTGTTCGAAATAATCGACATGGTCGTTTCCTATAAAAGAGATTCAAGTAAGGCAGCTGCGTCATCGCGCTTGCCACTTTTTGCAAGACGTTGATAAGCGACTTTGGTTCTGCGTTTACTAGCGGGCTGTTGTCCTGCCCTCGACCCTGGCTTTGCGGCGCGGGTCTTGCGACCCTCTTTCTCTGCGCTCTTAACCCTGCGACGACCTTTGTCGTAAAGCATGGCTTTGCGCAGCACGGCGATGTGGTTGGCTCTGACCAAGGCGTTCATCTCTTCTTCGTTCACGCCTTGTTCTGTCAGATAAGCCCGCAACTCGTCGCGTTCTTTAGATGCCCGTTTCTCGTCTTTCCATTCTGGGATGACTTCGGGCAACCGCTGGACTTCTTGCTCGATAAGCCCGCGCATTTGCTGCTGTTGTTCCTGGGCGTTAGCTTCTCTTACTCGCTGCTGCTCCAGGGCAATGGCCTGCATTTTTTGCTGCTTGGCTTGCTGCTGCTGCGTCCATTTACGCTCCAACCTGGCGGCTTCTATGGGATCTTCCTCATACAGCCGGTCAAAATCAGGTTGCTGCGTCTGGTCTGTTGCTAGTTGTTGCTGCAATGCACCGAGTAGTTGTGCGTATTGCTGTCGCTCTAAAAGCACCGCGTCACGGTCTTGCGTGAATTGCTTTCGCTCTTCTGCTAACGCTTGTGCTTTCTTTGTATAGTCTGCTTGACGCGAGTAGCCGTTTTTAAGTTCATCAAGCCCCACCTCAACCTCTTCGCCAGCCACTTTGACTGTGAATGTTTCGGCGGCAGGCTCGGCTTCCTCTTCCTGCTCGTATTCGTCGTCATCCAGATCGATGTCG